AGGGAGCCTTTTTTTTTGGTGTTAAACTTTTTGTATCATTTGTTTAATATCATCCTCTAGTTTTTTACCAGTAGAATTTGCATGATTAATAATTGCAGCACATAAGTTAGCTTGATATTTAAAATCTTTAAGTGCCTCCCTTATTTTACCCACTGGCTTTCCACCATAATCAATTACAATAGCATTATCTTTATTGAGACCAATCTTTAATTCAAATAATAAACCTGTATGTTTACTTATATTATTTTTTTGCATTAACATCCTCCGCCTGTTTCTTAACAAAGTCTGCATGTATTTTAGGATCTAATTGATTTAATACAACTATCATATTCATAAGTTTTACAACTTCTGCATATGGTCTAGTCATAAGATATTTCATTATCTCCTGTAGTTGCATAGAATCTATTAAGTAAGTTCTAGATCCTATACTGTTCTGTCCTTTCTCTTTAGTCATTATGTTCTCCAAAGTGTTTATGTATTGTTTTTATATTTTCTTCTGCAGTAGATATTACATTTATTAGTTTATCTAGTTCTTCTGTAAATTGAGGATGCTCACCAATACCTACAGGATTATGTAGGTATACAACTATTTTTGCCGTAGCATCATCTACCTGTGCTTTATATTTTGATAATAAAGCATCTATTAAAAGTTGTCTTACATGCATTATTCTTGCCCCCTAAATTGATAATACTTATCCTCAATAAGATCAGCATCATCTAAGTAAGGATTAAATTTAGCTTGTACAGATTCTTTTGCATCTCTTATTGTTTGGTTAAGTGTCCGACCTTGTTTTAAACAACCTGCTACAAAGTCTTCTACCTCTATTATTGCTTGCTTAACTTGCCCCATGTTTGACCTCCTTTACTAGTCTATTTAAATACCATTGTGCTTTTTCTAAATCTTCTAATGGTTCTCCTTTAAATTTATATCTTGAAACATATTTCAAAACATTTCCTTTTAAGTATCCATGGTACTCATCACTAGTCATACAATCTCGTATAACATCTATAGTTTCTTTCTTACCATGTTTATAATGTGCAGGTGAATTTACATTATCAAACTTAACTTCATTCTCATATGACATATCATGACTATGATCTATCTTTTTTAAATAGACACGTTTATCTTTTACCATATCTTCTCCGTACTGTATTATACTCTATCATTTCTAGATCATACTCTCCTTTATTTACATTACGTTTAACTATTAATCCACTCCACCACATTCGTTGGGTAGCCTTAGCATAGTTTTCTTTATGATGCAAATAACATCCTGCAGATAGTCCCATAAGTTTTTTACCAGAAGGTAAGGCACACATGGCATAATCAAATGTATGTATATGACCTACAGTAGATGACACTTTATTTTTTATTAATAAAGAACGAGCAATGTTGTCACCACTAACAGGCTTGCCCATAACACCAGTAGGATAGTTATGGCAATAGTATATACCATCGACCACAATAGGTTTTTGATACTCATGAACTTCCCAACCATACTCTTTAAATTTAAGATCATCTGTACTAATTGTCCCATCAAGTTCTGGTATTTCATCTACTGTTCTATCTATCCTATCTTCATGATTACCAAGTAGCATGATTTTTCTTGGTCGTCTTCCATTAAGACCTTTATTAAATTTACCCAATGCATCATGAGCATGGTCTATATCTTTTTTATATCTTCTACCTTCAAATGATTTTTTACCTTTATCATAACTAGAAAGTGAATCCATACTTGCAAAGTCACCCATGCATACTATGGTATTTGGTTTCAGATCATGTGCAAATTTGCCTGCCCATAAAAATCTGTCATTGCTTGCCTTTGGAGTACAATGAGGGTCTCCTATAACTAAGTGTGTTGCCATTAGTTTAACTCCTTATCACGTTTGTTTTTTAAGTATTCAATAAAATCAATAACATTATCTTCACTATCAAATTCTGCTACAGAATTAATAGCTAAATCTTTATTGTTACTTTTTTTATCATCAGCAAAACCACGAAGACCATACATAAATGTAGTTTGGGGATCGGATGTTGCCATTTTAATCATACCTCTTGCAATGGTAGAACATAATTCATACTGTTCTGTAGTCATTGCTGCTTTACTATCCATTACTATACCACAAGTAAAACCTTTATCCCAAGGTGTAACTAAAACTTTTATTGCATTTGATGTATCAAATTTTTTCTTTGTCATTTGTACCAATACCTCTCATAATTATCATTATTATATTCTACTACTTTATGTTCAAATCCTCTCTTCATACTTTTTTTACCAAACTCTTCTGCATCTTTTTCATTATTGAATATAACATTAGTAAACATTTTAAATTCTTTATCTTTTTTATTTTTATATATTACAAAGTATAACATCATCAGTATAAGGGTGGAAAATAGACCCCTCAAAACTACTCCCCACCCAGTTAAAGTTATAATCTCTATTCAAAAGTTTCCTCTTTCTTAGGATTATTTACTTCAGTATACCAAACCCATTTAGGATTCTTGCCTTGCGATTGTTGTTGTGGTAACAATTGCAATTTACTTCCCCAACAAGGAAGTTTGTATGGGCAAAATGTACAAGCCATGCCCAAAACTTTATTACCCGTTTTCTTAGTACGGAATGTTTCTTCTATATCTTTAAAACATCTTTTAAATGGCACTTTATTTTCAATAGCTTGTATGTTTTCTTCTGCACTAGCTAATGCTTTAACTCTGTACTCATCATCATTGATAGGAGTTTCACATACTGTCCACTCACCTGTAGATTTATTAATTACAATCCATCCACCAAAAGGCATCTTCTCACTTTCACTATAAAGATATCCTTGAGGTACATATCCAAACGCATCGTCCTTTGCAACTTCTTCAAACCCACCTCCAAATTTTCTATCGAATGAATACGGTGACGCACTTTTAATATCCCACACCTTCTCATCAATCTTAACATCAAGCCTGCCTTCAATTTCTGATTTTTTAAATTTAAGTTTAACTTTTTTCTGCTCATCTTTTATTTCTACCCCTGCTGATTTCATAACAAATATAGACAATGCCTCAATAAGATCACCGAAAGTATTTCTCATCTTAACATTGTATGGTTGACCTTCACCCTTCACATTCTTTGCTTCCATTTGTAATTGGCACAATGGTCTACCTATACTTGACATTCTTGGTTTAAATCCTTCTCTTCTTTTTTCAGAGAATTGTTTGCGTAAGGCACTTTTACATGCCTCACCAAACTCTTCTACTAGTGTATCTGATATTTCAATAGATTCTTTATTTACTTTATCAAGATACGTTTGAACTTTTAGAAGTATACTATTCATTATGATGATAGTACATCTACAGGATCTTCAACTTGATCCACAACTTTTTTCATATCTTTATCAGATGTGTCATAGTTGTTTTTCTTTGCAGCTTTATATAGATCTATCACTTCTGTATTTTCTTTAGTGATAACTTCTTGAAATACTCCAAGAGTTTCCATATCTTCTTTAGACATTTCTAAACCAGCATCAGCATTAACAGTAATCTCTGGTGTGTAATAAACATTACCACCTTTTTTCTGTCTCTTAGTTTCTACTGATAGTGTTGTAGTAAACATAAGTTTTTTACGTTTAGTAATCTGATCTAACGCAGAGCCAACTGGAGAAAATGCTGTACCTGTAACCCTCCATAGAGCAGGCAGATTAGAAACAGTGTGTTCTTCGCCATTTGCTTTTACTCCTTTAAATGATAACAGACCATACAATAATCTATAACATCTTATTGTTCTTTGTTCTGCTAATTGTTCTGGTGTTAATGATTCTCTATCCTTAAACGGAACCTTACCACACTTTGTACCACCAAGTATATCTACAGCTTCCTCTTTCCAATTCTTGAAAATAATAGATCTGTTTACATACTCAGATTTTTCTGGATCATAGTGCATATATTGCATTGCACTTATGAATGGTCTAAATGTAATAGGTTTACCATATACATTCTGACCAACACTAGAATCAAATGTGAATAGACTACCAACTGGTAGTTGATTACCATCATCATCTTCTGGTGACCTGTTGATTCCAAGTCTAGGAATATTTACTCCTTTACTTGAACCATCATCTTGCCCAATGGCTTCCATTATCTGCTCATTAGACATCTCTTTTATATTAGTTATGTTATTTTCCATAATAACCTCCTTGATTATTGATTTGCTTATACCACATTTTTATTAATTTGTCAAGTGTTATTTTAAAATATTTCATTAAGAAAAAATCCTACTAATACGTACACAACGGCACATCCAAGTATAATTTCTAACATACTCTAGTCTCCCCATCAGTAATCTCATATGGTAATCCTTCCATACGAGCAAACCACATTAAGTAACTTTGTAGTTCTTCATCTTCGTTTATATATAACTTTGAAGGTGTCTCTTCGCAGTCTAGCTTTAATGATTGGAGTTTATCATAAGCTTCTTCTTGCTCATCACTACCCCAATCATCTACCTCTTTATCTAATATAGGTATTTCTGACATACTACTCCTGTGTTGTATCTATTGTTATATTACAGACAGCTTCACCACAGAATCTATGATGTTGATTCTCTTGCAAATCTTCTAAAAATTTAGATAAATCTTTAGATGAGATGCCATCATCAAATTTAAACTCTGATAAAGTTGCACCTTTTTTTTCTTTTCTGCTAGGTCCATCTTCATATTTGGTTCCTATTACTTTTACATGTGCTTTTTCTAAGTACATTATATCCTCCTATTTAGTTGTGTTTGTACCGTCTTCATTTTTAACCCATTCATAATCATCTGAAATCCAATGAGGATCTTCATAGTTTAAGAATCTTTTACCTGTATCTATATCTTCATCATCACGTGGTAGACACTCTTCAATTTTTTTCCACTCTACATGTTCATCACCTGACAAATCATTGACATGCTTACCTTTGATAGTCTCTCTAAAAGTTTCCCCATAGTCATCAACATCCTCAACTTCAATACGTTCTTTATGACTAAGGATTTCTTCAGCTTCTTCTTTTGTTTTGGCAACTATTTCATATTCCATTTCAACTTCATATGTTTTTTTAACTTGCCATTTTTGATAGCCGATCTCTTTATCAGGTGTATCCTTTTTATAAGTCCCATTAATTATAGGGATTTCTTTTACAAATTTAATTTGCATATTTTACCTCCTTCATATTTAACCAATCATATCCCATTTTGATCTCTGTGTCAAGTGGAACATTAAAGTTTATTCCATAATACTCTTTCAATGCAGGTATTAC